GGCGGTGGCCGCGCCGCAGTTGCCGCTGGCGGTGGCCGCGCCGTAGTCGCCGCTGGCGGTGGCCGCGCCGCAGTTGCCGCTGGCGGTGGCCGCGCCGTAGTCGCCGCTGGCGGTGGCCGCGCCGGAGTTGCCGCTGGCGGTGGCCGCGCCGTAGTCGCCGCTGGCGGTGGCCGCGCCGCAGTTGCCGCTGGCGGTGGCCGCGCCGTAGTCGCCGCTGGCGGTGGCCGCGCCGCAGTAGCCGCTGGCGGTGGCCGCGCCGGAGTAGCCGCTGGCGGTGGCCGCGCCGGAGTCGCCGCTGGTGGTGGAGCACTCACGTGCCTTTGTCGCCGCCGTGACCGTGTTCGGCTGATCGCTGTTCGCGCCATCGGCAGGCGTGCAGCGATCCATCGTGTACTTGATGGCAGCCTTGATGAGGCCGGCGATGTCGAGCTCGGCCTTGACTGTCAGGCGCGAGCTGGCGATCTTGCTGTCTTCTTCGTGCCGCGCGAGATCGCCCGACTGCTCGACGATCGCGAAGCGCGAGGTGCCCGGTTTGTAGTACCGCAGCACGTGCAGCGGGTACTCGCAGGCGTGGAAGCCAGATGCGCACGCTTTGACCTGGCCCGTGTGCTCGTATGTCTGGCCGATGGCGTACTGAAATCCGCGGCACGTCCAATCGGGGTCGAAGCCCTTGTAAGACACGATCACAGCGGTTTGCTGTTCGACGGCCGCAGCGGCTTGCTTCTTCTTTGCCAAGATGGGTTCCTCCGGTGGTGATTCAGTGCAGCTCGCGGGCGATGCCGGCGAGGTGAAACCGCACAGCGCGGTCTGCGCACATCGCCAGCACGTGCAGCAGCACTCGGCCGGCTCGGGTGGTGGCGAGGGCGGTCACGACTGCACCCCGCGCGCCTTGAGGTACCGACGCTCGGCGCGCACCTTGATTTCGGTGGCGTACTGGATCAGCTCGGAGTCCTTCGCCTGGCGCGCATAGGCGGCCATCGCTTCGGCCTTGTCGCGGATGTCCTTGACCTCATCGACTCGGTGGGCCTCAGCCAATGCAAAGCGAGCGGCCTCGTAGCGAACGAGATTCGCTCCGCCGCTCTTGCTTGCTTCCATCGTCTCTCCCGGTGGGGTTCGGATGGAGCAATCCTAGGCGAATGCGCATAGCATGTCAATGCGGATGCGCCTAACTATTTTGTAACTGCGCGGGCTCGGAGGGTCTTATAGCGCCCGTCGGCGCGGTTAGAGTTGCCGCAAGAGGGGAGGGCTCGAGATGGTGCGAGTCAACTTGACGCGCTTGTTCTGCGCGCTGACGGTAGTGGTTGCCGCAGGGTGTCGAAACGATGACGGGGCGCCGGCTATCGCGGCATTGACAAGGCGGGTTGAGGCTGCAGAAAAGGCCGCGTCCGCAGCGCGCGCAGAGTCGGCCGTAGCAACGCAAATGGCCACGCGGCTCTCATACTCGCTCGCCAGCCTTCGGAACGAACCCGCCTGGGTCGAGACCGACACAAATGCATACGGGGTCGCCGCCACTAAGCTGGGGCCGATGCCAGTAAGCGTCGTTTCCATGACGCCATACCTGGATGGCTTCAAGGTTCGCTATCAGGTGGGCAACCTCTCGGCCGCACGCCTCGTTGACCTAAAGGGAACAGTGTCTTGGTCCGGGGGGACCAAGGAGTTTTCTCGCCTGGGGCCGATTCAGCCCGGTGCGTGGGTCAGCGGCGAAGTTGTCGTGGCGCCAGCCAAGGCCGAAGAGGTGAAATACCTGTGGTTTACATTGCGACCGGATGTGTTGAGCATGCACCAGTCCTGAAGTTTGCGTAGCCGCAACGTAACTCTGCGCCCATGGGTGACCTAGTTCTCTCGCTGGCTCATCCTGTGAGCCCTGGAATCTGTACAGTAAGACTGACAGACAGGGGCCGAAATGAACGAGCAAAGCCAAGCGCCCGAGAACAGGGCGCGATTCAACTTCACCCGTGCGGCCGACGTGCTCGTGATGAGCATCTCGGGCATCCTCGACGCCAAGGGCGCCGATCACATCGCCTTCCATCTTGAGCACGAGCTGGCGCACGCACCCGTAGCGCGTGTGCTACTTGAGTTGCGCCCGTCCGTTCTGGTGATGGGCGAAGCCCAGCTAGAGATGCTCGCGCCCAAGCACACCAAGAGCATCCCGGTTGGATACTTGGTCACAGAAGCCCAGGAGCAGCTGGTCGCCCGTCACTGTGCGCGATTGCACAAACAGCGAATTCCTCGCGTCTGCTTTACGGAGCCCTCTGTGGCGTGCGCGTGGGCTGGGACTTCGCTCCCGCGACTTCAGCCGACTCGCCAGTTTCTTCCTGCGGCTCTGGACGACTGAAGACCGCATACTCTGCCGCCCGGAGGGTCCATTCCCTCTGCTTCGGGTCGAGGATCGAGTCTAGGCGCCTGGCGATCTTGGTCGCTTCAGGCGAGAAGGTCTGTACGCTCGCCGCTTTGCCCTGCGGATGCAGCAACTGCCACGCTTCCATGCCGGTGGCTTGCGCGATCTTGGCAAGAAGTCCGTAGGTCGGGTCCAACTCGCCATTGACGATTCGGTTGATGGTGGTCTGCGTCAGCAGGTGTTTCTTGGCCCATGCGTTCACCGAAAGGCGTGAACGCTTCACCAACCACCAGATGGCCGCCTGAGCGGGATTCAGCGTCTCGGGTGGCGTATCGCAATCCAGGGCAGTTTTAGGCACATCCGCATCTTGGCTCAGCGGCCTATGCGGATGTGCCTTGACTTCTAATGCGGATACGCCTAGGATGGTAGCCATGAAGCTAGAAGACCTCGTCGCCAGACTCGGCGGACTGAAGGGCTCCGGCGGTGGTTGGCGAAAGCTGGCCGCAGAGGCCGGCGTCAACTACTTCACCATCGCGCGCATCTTTCGCGGCGACATCAAGAACCCAGGGACGTTGACCGTCGATCGATTGACGGAAGCCCTGGAGCGATTGGAGCAGTCTGGCGCGGTGGAACGCACACAAGCGTCGAGCGACGAAGCCCGAGAGGGCGCTCCCGGAGCCGCCCCGGACCGCCGCCAAGACAACGAGCTCGCCGAGAAGATCCCCCCTCAGGTCGACCGCCGCGTCGAATGGCGCGAACGCAAGTACCGCGAGCGCGGGCACTGAACCATGCGCCGCACCGATTCCCTGCTCGAAGCCTGGATGTGCCCGGTGACGGTGCCCGACAGCTTCAACGAATTCCAGGCGTTGGGTTTCACGACCCACAAGCCGTTGCAGCCCCTGATCCCTGTCGCATGGACCGGCGTTCCACGCCGAGCCCATGAGGCTCCCCCAGAGGACGAACGGCGCATTGCCGATCGTCGGAACTGAGTTCAACGGCCGGCCATGCCAGCAACCACGGTCCCGGAAGTTCCTGTGGAAGCGCGCGTCTCTGTGGAAGGAGGGCCGGCCACCTTTTCTCGCGCACGCCAGCAGTACCGCTCTGGCTCTCTTGTCTCCTCCTCCCTCCCTGATTGGGCCATCGGAGGCGTGCGCGATCTCTACACCGTTTGCCGGATAGCGCAGTACCGGCAAGCGTTCCAACGACTGCGCGGCTAGGCCGCAGATGCGAGTGCATGTCATGGCCTTATCGTCGTCCCGGTTCAACTGGGAGTTCAACCGGGAGTCGGGTGATTTCTCCCTATCGCTGGAGCCCGAGCTGCCCCTGATGGCGCGGCTCAATGGCCCGGCCGTGTGCCCTGCCGACCTGATCGCTCGCTGCAAGACCTACCGCGATGCCGTTCGGATGTGCTTCGCCTACAGGCGGGTCAAGGGCATGAACCGCAAGACGGTGGCCGAGCTGTCGGGCATACACGTTCCGCACATCAGCGACTACCTGAGCGACGACGACACCAAGCGCGAGATGCCGGCTCGCTACATCCCCGACTTCGAGGACGTGTGTGGCAACACGTGCATCAGCCAATGGATCGCGCTGCAGGCGCAACTAACGGTCATGGAAGAGATGCAAGTGCGGAGGCGCGCATGACACCGCTGCCTTGGCACCCGTTCGAGTTCATTCCTCGCGGCGACTCGATGGAACTGCCATTCGATTTGGGCTGGCGCATGTGGGACCGGGCCGTGATCGACCTGGACGCCATGAAGGCGCGCGGACTGAACAGCGACGCGGTGTCGCTCGAACTGCTGCGCGCGCACCAGCAACGAACGCGCGTCGATATGCAGCGAGAACTGCAGCGCAATACCTTGGGGGACGAGTGAGCAGTTGGATCAAGATGGGAACCGGGCTGCGCGACCACCCCAAGGTGGTTCGCATGGCGGGCATGCTCAAGAGCGATTGCCTGCGCGTAGTCGGCGCGCTGCATGCCGTGTGGTCGATCTTCGACGAGCACTCACCGGACGGCCTGCTGGAGTTCTACACGCTGCGCGTGATGGACGAGAAGATCGGCTGGAGGGGCTTCAGCGCAGCCATGCAGGCTGTCGGCTGGCTTGAAGAGTCCGAGTCAGGATTGCACGCGCCCGACTATGAGGATCACAACGGCACGTCAGCCAAGCGCCGGGCTCTCGATGCGAAGCGGAAGAAAGAAGGCCGCGACGCGGATGGCGAATACGGTGGTTCGTGGATTCCTGGCGGACAAGAAGACGAGGAAACGCGGACGGGGCGCGGACAAATGTCCGCATCGGATGCGGACAAAACGCAGACCAGAGTAAGAGAAGATAAGAAGAAGAAATACCCCCCTACCCCCCAAGGGGAGGGCCGGTTTGCCGAGTTCTGGACCTCCTGGCCCGCATCGCCTCGCAAGCAGGACCGGAAGAAATGCCTCGAAAAGTGGCGCCGTCACGGCTGGGACGCAGAGGCTGACGCGATCGTCGCCCACGTCGAAGCCTGCAAGGCGTCGAGGGCCTGGCGCGAGGGCTACGAGCCTGCGCCGATGACCTACCTCAACGGCGAGCGATGGCGCGATGGCGCCCCCGTCGAGGCCGCGCGAAGCGTGTTCGAGGGGGCGGAATGAGGGGCCATGAACCGCTCATCGCCATGCGCCGCGCCGGGCGTCGGCCGGCCCTCGGAGCCCTGGTGCGGGCTGGCGCCAGCGACCCCAACTCGGACTCGCTGCATTGGCCCGACGAGCGGCCCGACGCGGCTTTGCTGTGGGTGGGTGAGCGCGACGACATTGACCGCCTCGACCTGCGGTGCCTGCTGGGGCTGAAGGTCGTGGTGTTCGGCGACGATGACGAACGGGTGAGGGCGATTGCTCGGCGGGTGAAGCCCCTGGCGCTGCGCACGGTAGCGATGCTGGCTGACGGCGAGACGGAGGAATTCTGTGGCTGAAATCATCCGCGACGACATCGATTGGTCGACCTACGAGCGTGCGACTGAGGCCGCCGTGAAGGTGCGCAAGGCCTCGGATTTCGTGACCAAGCTGTGCGCCAAGCACGAACGCAAGGCCGCCGGAAGGCGCTCGCCGGAGATGTTCAGCACCAAACTGCGCAACCGGCTCGAGTTCCGCCCTGGCGAGACCTCTGCGTGGGCGGGGTACAGCGGGCACAAGAAGTCGACGTTCACGGCTCAGGTTGCGCTGGACCTGTGCATGCAGCGCCAGCGGGTTCTTATGGCGTCTTTTGAGATGAACCCTGAGGACACCCTGGACATCATGGCCCGGCAGGCCTACGGGGCGAACAACCTGAGCCCGCGGCAGATCGAGGACTTCGGCCGCTGGAGCGATGGGCGGCTGTGGATCTTCGACCACCTGGGCCGCATTCGTCCGGGGCAATGCTTGGCGGTATGCAACTTCTTCGCCTCGGAGAAGAAGGGCAACCACGTCTTCATCGACTCGATGATGATGGTCTGCGAGTCCGAGGAACGGCTGGACGAACAGAAGCAGTTCGCCACCGACATCGTGCGCACGGGCTTGGAAACCGGCCTGCACATGCACCTGATCGCCCACTGTCGAAAGCCGGCCGGAGGGGATGAATCGAAGCCCCCGACGAAGTACGACCTACGGGGGTCAGCGGCGATCACCGACCAGGCGCACAACGTCCTGACCGTGTGGGCCAACAAAGCCCGCAAAGCCGCGATGGATGCCGGCCCCCTTCACAAGGACTACCTCTCGATGATGGACGACCCGGACGCCATGGTGACGTGCGAGAAGCAGCGCCATGGACCCTGGGAAGGCCGCATCAAGTTGTGGTTCCACGAACAGAGCGGGCGCTTCACCGACGAACGGACAACCCCGGTCGAGCCGTACCGGATGGGATGTGAAGAATGAAATGGACCCTCAAGACCGTGCAAGACCGCTGTGTGATGGACGGCGACTGCTGGACATGGACGCAAGGTCTGCACCCAGTCAGCGGGCAGCCGCAGGCGACGATCGACGGCAAGGGCGGCCAGCTTGTGCGCCGTTGGGTGGCTAAGCAGACGCGCGTCGTTCAGCCGGGCCGGCGCGTCAGCGATACCTGCAAGAACCCGCGATGCTGCAACCCGGAACACCTGACGGTAATGACCTACAGCCAGGTGCTCGTGCGCTGCTACGACGAAGGCAGGCGAAACAGGGCGCTGGAGTACGCAACCGCCATCAGGCGCGGCCGCGGTGCCGGCTTGATCCGCCTGACGCGCGAGCAAGCTCTGGCCCTGCGCGCTCGAATGATTGCCGGCGAGGCGCCCGAAGCCCTCGCGGGCGAAGCCGGAATCACCGCCTCAACCCTGCGGCGTATTCGCAGCGGCGAGCACTGGCCGGAGACATTGCCCGGCGCGAGCATCTTCACGTGGAGACCGGAATGAACGAAGAATCCAACATCCCTCCCGGCGAATGGCTCATGGCCCTGCTGCCGCTGGTCTGCGGACTGGGTATTGGCTTCATGGTGGGCGTCATCGTGGGGATCGGCCTTGCGTAGAGCCGCCCGCATCGACGCCAACCAAAGCGCCGTCGTAGGTGCTCTGCGCGCCTGCGGGGCGAAGGTTCGCGTCGTCGGTCAACCGCTGGACCTTCTCGTGGGCTTCCACAAGCGCCTGGCGCTATTCGAGGTCAAGGACGGCAACAAGCGCCCGAGCGATCGAAAGCTGACACCCGCTCAAGTCGACTTCATCGCGGAGTGGGGCGAATTCCCGATCTTCATTGTCGAAAACGCCGAGTCGGCAGTGAAAGCCCTTCACCTGATGGGCGACGCAATTCCACGGCAAGGAGCATGACGATGGACATTCCGGCATGGGTCAAACCCAACCTGCGCGCGCGACTGCTCGAAGCGAGGCGCGATCCGAAGAGCGATCCGATGCTCGGCGATCCGGGGCGCATTCAGGCGTTCGAGAAGGCGACGGATTCGCTCGTGTGGGCGTTTCCTGCGACGGCGCCAGGCCCAACTGCTCATGCGCCCCGCCGAGAACTTGTGCGGTTTAGGGGCAAGACATGGCTGATGGTGCGTCGAGGGGACTTTGCACACTTATACCGGGATGACGCAGCGGCGACCGTCACCGGAGTGGGCCTTAGCGAAATCACCCAGGTATGAAACGCGACGCCCTGGACTTCCACGAGGTCAGGCCGGATCACGCCGAGATCCACGAGCGCCTGCTGAACTGGGCCCGGTGGTGCCGAGGCGCCCGGGGGGGCTCGCACGTGCTCCCGATGTTCCAGGGCTACCGCCACAGCTACGACGAGATCCCTGTCCGGGGGCTGCCGATCGACAGCCTAGACGGCCATCGCCTCGAAAAGCTCGTCATCGGGTTGCCGGACAAGCACCGGGCTGCGTTGCAGTGGAGCTATGTGCGCCCATACATTCCTGTCCACCGCGTTCGGAGGATTCTCGGCGTGACGGCGCCCGGCCTATTCGAGCTCGTCCACGCGGCTCGCGCGATGATTCGGAATAGGGCTTGCATTTCTGGTAAAGACCCTTTACAATCCGCGCAACCGACGCGGAGTCTGGCCTGATCGCTAGCCTGAAGGCTGGCGGCGGCGTCTCAAGATCGGCCAGAGCCACCCGCTGAGTTACTGCGGGCATGAAGCGTACAGTGCCCAAGCGCGGGTCGATGCTCGTAAGCGCTATCTGACTAAAGCCCCTCACTGGAAACGGTGCAGGGGCTTTTCGTTTGCCCGGGCCACGCAGCCACAGCAGTTGCCAGCTCCTTGGTCCAAGCGCTGCGGTTGGCCTGGGCATCCTAAACACCGAGGCGCGCATGGCGAAACTCACCAGCAAGGCACGCAACAGCCTGCCGACCAACGCATTCGCCCTGCCGGCTCAACGCAAGTACCCGGTTCAAGACGCCAGCCACGCAGCCAACGCGAAGGCCAGGGCGCAACAGCAGTTCAACAAGGGCGCCATCAGCCAAGGCACGCTGTCCAAGATCGACGCCAAGGCAAACAAGGCGCTCAAGCGCAAGTAAAGGCAAGCCGGCAGTGCCGTAACGCCGGCAGCCGCTGCGCAGCGACATCCCGCTCTCGGGAGTTTCGTTCCTTTCGCCCGACAGCGCGGAGGCGTGAAGCGGCATTTGGAGGTTGCGGAACCCGCAAGGGAAGCGACATGGCAAACGCAGGAAGCTTCAAGAAAGGCGAAAAAAGGCCTTACCAGGGCCGCCCGAAAGGAGTGGTCAACAAGGTGACGCAGGAATTCCGGGAGACCGTCCAGAAGCTGCTGGACGAGAACCGGGAGAACGTCGGTCGCTGGCTGACGCTGGTTGCCGAGGGCGACGGAACCGAGAAGGGGCAGCCGGACCCCGCGAAGGCGTTGGACCTCCTGGCGCGCTTGGCTGAGTACGCCGCGCCCAAGCTGGCGCGAACGGAGCACAGCGGAGACCCGGAGAAGCCACTGAAGCACGAATTCACGTGGCGCTCGTAGAGATTCCGTACAGCCCGCGGGCGGCGTTCACTGCGTACCACGCAAGTCAGAAGCGATTCGGTCTGACGGTTGCTCACCGCCGCGCCGGCAAAACGGTGGCGCGGATCAACAAGCTGATCAAGGCGGCGCTGATTGAGCAGAAGGACCGCCCGCGATTTGGGTACCTGGCGCCCACGTTCGTGCAGGCCAAGGACATTGCGTGGGCCTATCTGAAGCACTACGCGTGGCCGGCGATCGAGGCGACGGGCGGCAAGACGAACGAGAGTGAGCTGTCCATCACGTTTGGGCACAACAACGCGACGGTCAGGCTGTACGGCGCGGAAAACGCGGACCGCATGCGGGGCTTGTACTTCGACGGCATCGCCATCGACGAGGCCCAAGGGATCGCGCCGAGCGTCTTGACGGCGGTCATCTATCCGGCTCTGTTGGACCGGCGTGGATGGCTCGACATCAGCGGAACCCCGAAGGGCTGGGGTAACCTGCTGGGCGAGTCGTTCAAGCGGGCACAGGTCGACGACGAATGGTTCGTGCAGGTGCTGCGGGCCAGCGAGACGGGGATTCTGCCGGCCGACGAACTGGCGCGAGCGCGGGCAGCGATGCCGCCGAACGAGTACGAGCAGGAGTTCGAATGCTCATTCGATGCGGCGATCACCGGGGCGTACTTCGCCAAGGAACTGGCCCAAGCCGACAAAGACGGGCGCGTCACGTCGGTTCCGCGCGACCCCATGCTGCTGACACACACGGCATGGGATTTGGGCGTCGCGGACTCCATGTCAATCTGGTTCGCCCAAGTTGTTGGGCGCGAGATCCGAGTGATCGACTACTACGAGGCCAGCGGCTACGGGTTGGATCACTACGTGAGTGTGCTGCAGGGCAGGGGTTACCTCTACGGCAAGCACTTCGGTCCCCACGACATCAAGGTGCGGGAGCTGAGCAGCGGGAAAAGCCGCTGGGAGATCGCAAAGAGCTTGGGCATCACGTTTGAGGTCGTGCCTCAGATGCCGGTGATTGACGGAATCACGGCCGCGCGGATGGCGATTCCGCGGATGTGGTTCGACACGCAAGCGTGCGCGACGGGACTGGATGCGCTGCGGCAGTACAGGGAAAAGATCGACGAGAAGCGCCAAGTGAGCATGGGGCCGCTCCACGACTGGACGAGCCATGCCGCAGACGCCTTCCGGTACTTGGCTCTGTCGGTCGAGCAGATGGGGGCGTCGCACCAAAAGCTGCCGCCCATCAAACGCAAGTACGTTGTCTAGGAGAAAGCAAATGGACGAGCGAGTCGAACAACTGATGGCCCTGCACAAGCGGGAGCTCGCTGAGCGCGTGGCCTATCTCGAGCAGTTCGAGCCGGAAGAACCGGTCGAACCTGCCCCCGAAGCCCCGGCCGAATGACCCTCGAAGCCCAAATCACGGCCCTTCTCGAAGAGGCCGCGCCGCTGCGTTGCCTGCCTGACGAAGAGGCTGAGGCCGCGGGGCTACCGGCACTGGTGGAGCGCATCAACGCGCTGCGAGCGCGGGCAGCAGGGCATGCGGCGGCATTAGGCGAAGCACAAGACGCCCTTGCCGAGGCGGAGGCTGACGCCGTCATGGCTGAGGTGAATCCCCCAAAGCGCCGCGGTCGTCCGCCCAAAGCCAAGCAAGAAGGCGCTGACGCCTGATGGCTCGCATGTCCGACGATCAGCTCCTGGCTCAGATCGAGCAACAGGAGCGCCTGGCCACGGGCTTCTACGGCGGCGAGATCGCCAAGGAGCAGGCCCTTGCGCTGGACTACTACCTCGGCAAGCCGTTCGGCACCGAGGAGCAGGGGCGCTCGCAGGTTGTGTCGTCGGACGTGTGGGACGTGGTCGAAGGCCTGACGCCGCTGGTGCTCAAGCCCTTCGTGTCATCGGACGATGTTGTGCGGTTCCAGCCTCACGGCCCGGAAGACGAAGAGGCGGCCGAGCAGGAATCGGACTACATCAATTACATCGTCACGCAGCGCAACGACGTGTTCGAGCAGTTGGTGGCCTGGGTCAAGGCGGGCCTGCTGCAGAAGAACGGCGTGGTGAAGTACTGGTGGGAAAAGACCCGCCGCACGGAGATCGAGCGCTACGAGGGGCTGCCTGACGACATGTTCACCCTGCTGGCGCAGGACGAAAACGTCGAGGTGGCCGAGCACACGGAGACGAAGCAGACGGTCATCGACCCGCAGACGGGGCAGCCGATCGAGATGGCGCTACACGATGTGGTGCTGCGGGTTTCTCACGAGAGGGGCGAGCCGCGCTACAGCGTGATCCCGCCCGAGGAGTTCCTGATCTCGCGCGACGCAGCCAGCGTCAACCCGAAGAAGGCCGCGTTCGTCCAGCACAAGACGCGGATGACGATCTCCCAGCTGCGGGAGATGGGCTACGACGTTGACGATGACATCAACGATGGGGCGAGCGAAGACCCCGCGATGTCACAGCAGTACCTGGCGCGCCGCGAGTCGGACGAGTACGACGGCTTTCAATCTCAATGGGACGACCCCGCCATGCGCGAGGTCGTCTTCCGCGAGACCTACATGCTGATCGACTACGACGGCGACGGGATTGCGGAGCTTAGGCGCATCTGCCGAGTGGGTCGGGAGATGCTGGCGAACGAGGAGACCGAGGAAATCCCGTTCGTGGCGTGGACGCCGTACCAGCAGCCGTTCAAGTTCTACGGAAGGTGTCCAGCCGACGAAACGTGTGAGATCCAGCTGATCAAGAGCACGGTGCTCCGGCAGACGTTGGACAACCTCTACACGATCAACAACAACAGGAACTTCGTGTCCGACAAGGTCAACATCGACGACCTGTTGGACAACCAGATTGCCGGGATCGTGAGAGTCCAGGGGGACGATGTTGGCCGGCACGTGATGCCGGCGCCGATCACGCCGATCGGGCAGATTACGCTGCCGATCGTCGAATACTTCGACTCGGCCAAAGAGAACCGCACCGGCTTCACGCGCTACAACCAAGGCACCGATTCCGAAAGCCTGAACAAGACGGCGACCGGCATTCGCATGATCAGCGAGGCCGGAAACCAGCGTGTCGACATCATCGCGCGAGCCTTTGCCGAGCAGGGCCTGAAGCAACTGATGCTCGGCATCCATGGGCTGTGTCGGCGCCATGGCAGCGAGCAAGAAACGATTCGCCTGCGCGGGAAATGGGTCACGGTTGACCCGCGCGAGTGGAAGACCCGCTATGACATGAGCGTTTCAGTGGGTTTGGGATCGTCGGACAAGCAGATGCAGATGCAGGGCGTGCAGATGATCATGGCCGAGCAGAAGCAGCTCGCTCAGGTGGGCATCGTGACGCCGCAGAACTTCCTCGCAGCGGCCTCCAAGCTGGCGGAAACGGCGGGGTTCAAGAACCCTCAGATGTTCTTTTCGGAGCCGCAGCCGCAACAGGCGCCTGACCCGAGGCAAGACCCGAAGTTCATCCTTGAGGCGAGCAAGGTCCAGCAGAAGGACGACGAGAACAAGATTCGCTCGGCCGAACTCGCGATCAAGGCTCACGACTCACAGGTCAACGCAGCGGCTCAGGAGGCCGATGCGGCGCTTAAAGCGCAGGCGCAAGGGCATGATTCGCTAATGGAAGTCGTCCAGGCTCTGCAAAACCTCGCGCAACTGCAGCACTCGATGGGCAAGGACATCGCCGACCTGAAACTGCGCGCGCAAGGACAGCAGGCGGAAACCGCGGCAATGAGCAATGGACAGGCTTGAGCAACAAGTGATGCGCGGTGAGGAGGCCCAGCGCCTGCTCAACAGCGAGATGCTGCAGCAGGCTTTCTCCGACACGCGCTCCGCCATCATGGAAGCGTGGGCGAAGCTGCCCACCAACGACCGAGAGAACGCGCACGATCTGCATCGAATGGTCAAGCTGATGGATCGCGTGCAGCACTGCATCAAAGAGCACATCGCTACGGGAAAGATCGCGCAAAAGCAGATCGAATCCGTGTCGAAACCGAACTTTCTGACCCGCTGGAAGTGAGCGTCCAGCACTGAAGCCAGAGCCCGCCGAGAGCGGGCTTTTTCATTGGAGCCAACCGCATGCAAGAAGCGCCGACCCAGCAGACTCAGAACCCGCAAGGGGAACCTGAGGACGCTGGAAGCCTCGAAGCTGCCGCCGCTGCGTTCGCAGCACTTAATCAATCCGAAGAAGCCGAACCGGACCCCGAGTCCGCCGAGGAATCGTCCGAGGAAGCCGAAGAGGCCGACCCGGAGGACGAGGACGAGGCGGGGGAACTCGTGGAGGTGGACATTGACGGCGTGAAAGTCAGCCTCCCCGCTGACCAGGCCGACAAGCTTCAAAAGGGCTACCTCCGGCAGTCCGACTACTCGCGCAAGATGAACGAGGCGTCGGAGAAAGAGAAGTCCTACAGCGACCGTCTCCAGGTCGTCGAGCAGTTGTCCCAAGGCGTCGAGAAGCTCGCCGAGGCGAAAGCCGAAGTCGTGTCGATCGAGGCCGAGATCAAGCGCTACGAGCGCATCGACTGGCAGAAGCTGCGGGCCGAAAACCCGGCCGAATACGCAGCCCTCGCCGCTGATCTGCAGTCCCTTCGCCTGAACAAGGGCGCCGCGCAGGAAAAGATCCAAGGGATCGAGCGCGAAGTGTCCAAGGAGCGGCAAAAGCTGCTCGTGTCTCAACGCGAAGAGATGGTGAAGACCCTTCAGAAGAACCTGAAGGGCTGGGGCGACGAACTCGGCACGCAGATTACCCGCTATGCCCTCGAAAAGGGCTGGAGCGCGGAGCAACTGCAGACCTTGACGGACGCAAACGTCGTCATTGCCTTGGACAAGGCTCGCCGTTTCGACGAGCTGCAGGCCAAAAAAGAGAGTCTGAAGACCAAGGTGAAGGACGCACCTCCTGTGGCGAAGCCTGGCGCGCCGCGCAAGCCCGATGCGGGCCATGACGCGATGGTGCGGCTTCGCAAGTCCGGTTCCCTGGCCGACGCCGAAGCGGCGTTCATGGCCCGCATGAAGTGAGGATGAGATGACTGTCCCGACCAATACCCTGCAGACCTACGCGTCGAACTACAACGCCGAAGATGTCACCGACATCATCATGAACATCAGCCCGGTGGACACGCCGCTGCTGTCCATGGCGAAGAAGGGCACGGCTGAAGCGACGTTCACCGAGTGGCCGATCGAGTCGCTGGCCTCGGCCGATGGGACCAACGCGAAGATCGAAGGCGACGATGCCTCGAATGGCACGTCTTCGACGCCGAGTCGCGTGGGCAACTACACCCAAATCGTCGACAAGACGTTCCAGGTGTCCACGACGCAGAACGCCATCAAGAAGTACGGCGCGAAGAACGAGTTCGTGCGCCAGAAGGCGAAGAAGGGCAAGGAACTCAAGCGTGATATGGAAACGATCATGCTGCAGAACCAGGCCCGCGTCGTCGGCAACTCCTCCACGGCGCAGAAGATGCGCAGCCTGCCAGCTTGGTACACGACCAACGACCAGCGCGGCGCCTCCGGTGCGGATGGCTCGACCTCTGCGGCGGCCACTGACGGCACGCAGCGCAACTTCTCGGAATCGCTGTTCCGTCAGACGCTGGTCACGGCCATCACCAACGCTAACGAACTGCCCGGCGTCGTGATGGCGGGGCCCGCGAACCGCGCGAACCTCTCGACCCAGCTTTCGGGCAACAGCTCGCGCTTCTACGAACTGAAGGACGGCCAACTCAACGCGAGCATTTCGGTGTATCGCAGCGACTACGGCCCGCTGAAGTTCGTGATGGACCGCTTCCAGCGCGAGCGCGACATGCACTTCATCAACCCGGACTATCTCGAAGTCCGGTACCTGGAGCCGATGTCGTACCAAGACCTCGCGATCACGGGTTTGTCGCAGCGCGGGCAACTGTGGTGCAACTTCACCCTGGCCGTGCTGAACGAGGCGGCGCACGCCGTCCTCGCGGACCTCAATACGAGCGTCCTGTAAGCCATCAGCAACCCATGAGGGGCGCCTTCGGGCGCCCTTCTTCTTTTGGAGCATCGAATGGCGAACATTCAGCAAAACAGCGACGGCTCGCAGGACTGGGACGGCGCGGATCACTCGGCATCGGGGTACCTCAAAGCCACATTCGTCTGGAACGCGAGCACCGTCGATACGCCGTTCTTCGTCGCGGCCCGCACCATGCGCGTCAAGGCGATCAATGCGCGCGTCGAAGTGGCAGGCACCGATGCCGGCGCGGTCACGGCAGTCGTACGTAAGGTGGCGTCGGGTACCGCACTGGCATCCGGCACGGCCTTGCACTCGGGTTCGATCAACCTCAAGGGCACGGCAGCGACGAATCAGGCGCTGACGCTCTCGACAACCGACACGGACCTGACGATCCCGGCGGGCACTGCGCTCGCGTTCGACCTGACGGGCGTAATGACGGCAGCGATCGGCTGCGTCACGGTCTCGATGTGCCCGGCGTAAGCCATGGCTGAGCGTGAATTCCTGGGCGGGGTCACGAACACGACCCTGCACTTCGAGAGCGACGGCACGTTGCACATCGAAGAGAAGCAGGACGCCGAGCCGATCCTGGACTACACGCACGCGGCGAGAAATCACCGCTTCGACGCGTATTCCGACAGTGGCGAGTACCGCCACGAGGCCGAGATTCCGGTGACGGTCTATCTCGCGGAATGCAAGAAGCGCGGCATGGATTGGGCGCAGGCAATGCGCGCATTGGGCGGTCTTGAGGGAACGATCGTGATCGAGTCGATCCTGGCGGACCCGCAGTACGCGAAATTCAGGGCGTCTCCGCGCGTTGACCCGCAATTCCGCATCAAGGGGCTGCGGTGATCGGCTCCTACGCGGCATTGCTCGACACGCTGATGCGGCTGATCGACGGGGAAGACACGTCGGTCAGCGACATCTCGACGCAAACGCTCGGGCAGTGCATCAACGCAGGCGAAAGACGCCTGTATCGCGAGGTGCGGTCTCGTCATAACGAGAAGGCGTTCTCGTCGGTCACGGTGACGAGCAACGCTGCGAGCCTGCCGAGCGACTTCGAGGCGTGCAGCGTCGTCCATTTCGGCGGAATCCCGCTGAAGCCGGTGTCAGAGGAATGGCTGCGGGAGTTTCTCGACAGCAACCCCAGCGGGGGCGCTCGGTTCTTCTGCGAGGCGGGCTCTAGCTTGATGTTTGGCCCCGCAGTGGGCGATTCGACGGCGGTTCAAGGTCGGTACTTCTATCGCATCGCCGACCTGACCGCCGCGAACTTCAGTTCCAACGAACTGATGACGTACGAGCCCGACTTGTTCGTCTACGCGGCCCTCGCGGAGAGCGGCCCGTACTTCGGCGCCGAGCACATGCAGCGCATTCCCTATTGGGAAGCGAAGTACGCGTCCATCCGGGACCGGATCAACACCAACAAGAACCGCGCTGCCTATTCGGCTGGGCGGATGACTGTGCGGCCGTCCACGCCGCTGATGAGGTAGTGCATGGAACACGTCCGTGAAGAGAGTTTTGTGGTCCCGAGCGGGCACACATCGAGCGTCGTATCGATCTCGACGACGAGCGCGCAATCGGTTGCCCTCGGTTCCGGCACGGGCTCTGGCGTGGTGCTCGTGACGCCCAGCGTGGATTGCTACGTCATTCAGGGAGCGAACCCGACCGCGCTCAGCGACGGAACTGATCTCAAGCTCCTTGGGAACAACACCTATCGGTGCCGAGTGACCTTCGGCAGCAAGTTGGCGTTTATCACCGCGACCGGCACCGGAAGCGTCAACCTCACGCCGGAGTTCTGATCATGGTGATCGCGACCTCCGGCATCCCCAGCGATAACCGCTACGGCTGGAACACCTACAGGGCGCCGACCGCAGAGGCCAACCTTCCGGCCGCAACGCCCTCCGTCACGAAACCGACGATCGACTGGATCAACACGATCGCCAGCGACGGGAAGTCAAGCGCAGCGGATAACGGGTCCATAACCTACGGCGGCGGTACGGGCTGGGCCGGCGACGGCGCGGAGCCCGGGATCATCTTCCCGGATGGCACGGAATTCGCTCGCTACCCGAGCGCGAACGGTGTGGTGCTCAAGCGCTCGCCGACCGGCGGCGGCACGAACGGCGGCGCGTGGACGCCCCTGCAGACGGTCTCCAACGCGCTGGACTACTCGCTGCTGCTGCGCGATCCGGTGAACAACCGGGCAATCCACGGCGTGGCAACCGGCGGCCCGAACAACTGGGTGATGACGCTGTACCTGTGGAATCAGGACGGCTCGTCAGCCGGCTCGTTCGTGATCCCGCAGAACACCGGCTGGCTCGACGGCATCAGCAATGCGCCGTACATGCGTGCCGGCATGGGGGCCGATGGTCGCTTCGTGTTCATCCAGACGCTCGAATACTGGCCCGCGATCTCTTCGCACAACCAGCAGACCAAGGACATGGCCGTGCAGATCCTGTGCGGCAAGTTCGACGCTGCCGGCAACTGCACGCTCGACGAGATCGTCAAGGTCTACGACCAAGACCGCTGGGAATACTTCTTTCCGTTCGTCGGTGTCAATGGTGATCCGGATCAGATCGCGTTCATCTGCGGCCGCGGGGTGCGCAACGACGAAGACCTCGACGAGAAGACGAACCTGTTCGGAAGCTCCACGGGCTTCTATCAGTTCGATCAGTTCGGCCACTTCATGTACAACCGGCGTAACCGAGAGAACCCGCCGAACATCCGACGCATCTCGCAGCGCCTGGGGCACCAGTACGGCACGTGCTACGCGTACGTGTCATACACATCAGGCAGCACGTCGCTGACGATCAACGAGATTATTCAAGGCAGCCTGCGCTACGGCCAGCAGATCACGGCGGCCAGCGACACCGCGCTCGACGCGAACATTGCCTCGAAGTTCATCGGCAACACGTGGCCGAGTGGAACGCCGGGCGCGGTGGGCTCGACGAATACGATGGTCACGACCTTCGGCGGGACGACGCCGATCACGGCGCCGACGACGTCGCTGTCTCGCGTCAAGGTCAAGCTCGTCGAGCCTTCGGCCAACGTCTCGACGCCGCAGAAGCGCTACTACAGCGCCATCCTCGGCAACGACGGCTTCATCTACTTCGTCTACTTGAACGCGCGGCACAACTCGTCGACCACGACGACGCTGGGCAACACCCGCAACTCGTACCGGATCATGAAGTTGTCCGTGATGGGCGAGGTGATTCTGGACGAGGAACTGTGGGCCGAGAGCACCGGCCAGGCCGCGAACTACAACGTTCTGTGGCAGGCGAACTCAAACAACCAGTTCTACATGCTGCGTTGCGTGCGCAACTCGACCACGCAGCTCAACGAAGTGCACATGCAGAAGATCTTCTTCAAGCAGTCGTGCACGATGACGGTATCCACGACCAACGCGTCGGCGACGGTGACGGTGACGGGCCTTACGAATGGCGTGCCGTACCTCGGAATGAAGGTCAGCGGCGCTGGCATCCCAGCGTCGAGCTACGTCCTTCAGTGGTCGTCGTTCAACCCGGTGGACGGCACCGGCACGCTGATCCTGAACAACCAAGCGACGGCGACGGCCACTGGCGTTGCGGTGACAGGCTATGCCCTAGTCTGCATGGAAGACCGGATCACCGACAACTGCCTCAACGGCACCAATGGTTTCGGCACGAACACCAGCTATCGGCCCAACTCGGGAGCGAGCCAGCCGGCGATTGCGCAGACCCTTCCGGCGAGAGCAGGCAACTTCCTGCTCAAGGTTCCGGATCGCCGCTCGGGCTCGATCGAGCCCTACAACGAACTGCGCGGCTACTGGGCGCGGCAGGAAAACGACTGGCCGACCGCCACCAGTCCGAACGGCTTCCTTGAGCGGATCGAGCAATTCCGCGTACGGGTTCAGTGAGGTTTTCATGAGCTACAACATCTCGTTTCGCGCGGTGAACAAGGCCCTTGCGATGCAGCAGACGGTCGACGCGCTGTCGGCCGCTGTCGAAAGCCGCGAGGCCAGCAATGCAGAGCGCGAGTTCGCTCTGGCGAATACCGCGGCGCTGATTGCAGCCCTGGAGGACGACGCCAGCCGCGATGTCGCGGTGCACGTCTATGGGCACATGACCAACGGTTCGCGCGTGCAGGAAGCGAGCTGCTGCGCCGTGGTTCAGATCGTGCCGCGCGTGTGATCCCGTTCGTCGGGGGTTCGTACGCCCTGGACTTTCGCAAGGCGGATGTCCAAAGGGCGGTGAACCTGTATGTCAGCATCATCGAGTCGGGATCGGGTAAGGCGCCGGCCGTCCTGCAAAGCATACCGGGGCTATCGCTGTTCGCGAGTCTCGGCGCGGAGATTCGAGGCGCTCACGAAGTCAACGGCCAGTTGTTCGTGGTGGCCGGATCGGGTCTATACGAGATTTCCAGCGCTGGGGTTGCGACGAACAGAGGGGCGCTGAGCAGCAGTACCGGGCCGGTGGACATGGACCATGGCCTGTTCCAGTTGGTCGTCGTTGACGGAGATAACGGCTACGTCCTGACGCTGGCGTCGAACAGCTTCGGCCGGATCACATCGTCAGGGTGGCGAGGTTCCAAGCGCGTTGGTTTCCTGAACGGGTACTTCCTGTTCATCGCGCTTGACACCCAGCAGTTCTACTGGTCGGCGATCGATGACGCGACCTCGCTGAACGCGCTGGACTTCGCCTCGGCCGAAAGCGCGCCCGACAACCTGACGGCGGTGGTCGTCGATCACAGCGACGTGATGCTGTTCGGCGCTCAGACGACGGAAGGGTGGCGAAATACAGGCTCAGACGCCATCTTCGAGCGCAACGAAGGTGCTCTGATGGAAGTCGGGTGTATTGCCGCTTTCTCCGCTCAAAAGCTGGATTCCACGTTCTTCTGGCTCGGGGCCGACAAGAACGGCGCAGGTACTGTGTGGATGGCCAACGGCTACCGACCGCAGCGGGTGTCCACGCTGGCGGTGGAGCAAGCGCTCCAGGCCTCAACGAACCTGATCCTTGCTCAAGCCTACTGCTATCAGCAGGACGGGCACTCGTTCTATTGCCTTAACGCGCCGGGCCTGGAAACGACCTGGTGCTTCGACGTGAAGACAGGGCAATGGCATGAGCGCGCGGAGCTTGTGAATGGTGCATATACGCAGATCCGCGGTTCGTGTCATGCCTACTGCTTCGGCAAGCACCTGATCGGGGCTGATGACGGGAACGTCTACTACCTCGACAGCAGCGCAAACACGCTTTACGGCGACACGCTGGTCCGAGACCGGGTGAGCCCGCACAACGCCAGTCCGTCGCTGACCTGGCTGCAGTTCGCGAAGTTCCTGCTCGACTGCATCGTTGGCAAAGGCAAGTCAGACGGAACAGCGCCTTCGGTTCAGTTGCGGTACTCGAACGATGGCGGCAACACCTGGAGCCAATGGAGAACTGCGTCTCTTGGAGCGGTGGGTGAGTACGCGATTCGTGTCGTGTTCCATCGCCTCGGCAGGGCAAGAGACCGCGTATGGCAGCTGAGATGCACCGATGACTGCCCGTTCTCGATCGTCAATGGAGTAGCAGAGTGACCATTCCGTCCGCCACCAAGAATGCGATGCTCAACGGGCAGAGCTTCGATGCGGCGAGCCTTCACACAGCGTTCCCTGGAACGACTGGCGCCAGCGAGGTGACCGGTGGATCCCCTGCGTATGCCCGCAAGACGATCACGATCAACTCGGCGGTTGGCGGGTCTCGCTCGCTCAATGCAGCGGTGACGTTCGACGTTCCGGCGACCACGGTGCGCTGGATCGGCTACTGGAATGCGGGGGTGTTCGTGTGCACTGCGCCGAACGGCGGGGCGACGCCGAAGAACTTCATGGCGATTGCCTCGACGGACACGATCTACAGCGCCAGCCATGGCTACTCGGATACGCAGAAGATCGTGTTCTTCAACGGCACGCCTCCGGGCGGCCTAACGGAAGGCACGACGTACTTCGTGCGGGACTCGACCACCGATACGTTCAAGGTATCAGCCACTTCCGGCGGGTCGGCAATTGACCTGACGACTGCATCTTCCTTCGGGTGCGTGGTGTGTGCGATCACCGAAGACGTGTATGCCGCGCAGGGTACGCATCAACTCGCCTCGACGACGGCGACGATTCCGGACTGACATGGCAACCACCGGCGCTGTCATCTACCTGCGGCCAACGTTCGCGGACACGGTCTCAGCCAATCGGCAGTCCGGCGCGGTACTGTATGTGCCGTTTCGCGGTGTCTCGGGCATCTATTCGGCCGGCGGCGCCGTTGAGACCGAGGCAAACGCGATCAGCAAGAAATCGATGTTGCCACCGCAGCGCGCGCGTCTGGTGGATCAGGATGGCTACATCACCCCGGAATGGTGGCGCTTCTTCAACTGGCTGCTCAACGAGAAGTTGGGCGGCATGGCGGCGCCATCGGTGACGGACCTGACCAACTCCATCTCAAGCACGCAGGAGGCGGTGACAACGTCTGTTGCCTCCGTAGCGTCTCTGACGGAGACCGTCGTTCAAAACGCTGACGTGCTCGATACGGTCAAGCAAGTGGCGGTGAATAACTCGTTGTCGGGGTCTGCTTCCATCGGGACGATCTCCCGCGTCCCTCAACTGATTGCCTAACATGGCCTACTCTCTGTCCGATACGTCTTGGGGCTGGCAGCCGATCAGCGCTCCCACGGACCCGGACCTGTACAACCGTTGGGTCGCGCCATGGGGCGAACTGGGGGCGCCCGGCGTCTACCAGACCCTGGGGATTGACGTTCCCATGTCGTCGGCCACCAGCGATGCGGGTCCTCAATACGACGTGTCCGGGCTGCCGCAAATCTACCTCGGCTCCGATCCGTCAAAGCCGGGCAACGTGACGTGGGCCGCCTTCGACCAGGGCGGAAACTTGGTCGGTACGCCTCACGGTTATCAAGACGACGGCGGTGGTTGGGGCGGCAAGTTGATTCAGGCAGGCGCGCTGGCGTTGCTTGCCTATGGCCTCGGCCCATACGCCGCGCAAGCGTTCGGCGAGGGCGGCGCAGCTGGCCTAGGAGGCGAAGGGCTTGGGGGCAGCGTCGGCACCCTTGGTGCCAGTGATCTGCCCGCAGTAGGCTCGCTTGGCGCGTCGGACATTGGAAGCTTGAGCGACTTGTCCGGACTTGTCGGTGGCGGTAGCACGGCCGGTGGACTCGGCGGTGGCTACAGCCTCGGCGGCACGCTGGGGCTGTCGGACCTGCCGTCGGTGGGTTCGCTCGGCGGCTCAGACCTCGCGGGTTTGAACAGCCTGAATGGCCTGACGAGCTTGGGCGGCGGCCTTTCGTCCGTGCCGAGCGTTTTCAATCCGGCGCAGGACTCGGCTTCGGTGGGCGGGTCCGCCTATTCGGGCAGCGTACCGGGAAGCGTGAACCTTGGAAGCGCGGGCGGAAGCATGAGCACGGGCGGTTCTTTGTGGGACAGCGTTTCGGGGCTATTGGGCGGCAACAAAGGACTGCTGCAGCTCGGGGGGAACCTCCTCAGCGGCTATCTTCAGGCGGACGCAGCTCGGTCCGCGGGCAATCAGGCGCTGGACGCGAGCCGCGAGGGCAATGCGCTGCTGAAGTACATGTACGACACGACGCGGTCCGACAACATGCCAGCGCTGCAGGCACGCAACAACGCGTTGGCGGGCTATCAAGGCCTGCTGAAGAATCCAGGCAGCATTACCTCCGACCCGGGCTATCAGTTCGGGCTGACGCAGGGTGATCGTTCGATCGGCTCGCAAGCTGCCGCGCACGGGAACTACTACTCGGGCGCAACGCTGAAGGCGCTGGACAGGTTCGGCCAAGACTACGCCGGCTCGAAGTTCGACCAGTCGCTCAATCGCTATGGCAATTTGGCGGGGCTCGGCCAGGTGGGTGCCAGCACCATTGGTCAAGCCGGCATGAACTACGGCAACCAAGCCAGCAACAACATGCTCAGCGCCGGCAGCCTAAGGGGTGCCACAACGCTTGCGGGCGCGAACTCTTGGGGTAACGCATTGAATAGCTTCCTGGGCTATCAGGACTATCTGAACCGGACCACGCCGGGCGGTTAAGGACGCAAATATGCCCCTCGATACCTCGATCTTCGCGAACTACCTCGCGCGCCCGAAGTCGCCGGGAGAATACGCGTCGGAGTACATGCAGCGCGACGCGCAGACGCAAAACCTGCTCGCCAGCCGCCTGCAGCTGCAGCAGCAACAGCAGCAGATGGCGGACCAGCAGACGGTGCGCAATGCATTGGTGGGTCTGGGAGCAAACGCGACCAACGATCAGCGCATCAACACGCTTCGCGGCACCGGCACTCCCTTGGGCTACGCGCAAGCTGATGCGCTCGAAAAGAGCATGCTGGACCGTCGGAAGACGGAAGCGGAGGCTGGCAAGAACCGCGCGGAGACGTTCGCCAAGGAGATGTCGAACTACAAGGAAATGCTCGGCGCGGCTCAGACGCCGGAGCAGGCACAGCAAGTCGCGCAATACGGCATGCAACATCCGGTGCTTGGCCCGGTCTTGCAGCGCATGGGAGATCCGCGCATCCCGACCGACCCGCAGCAGTTCCAGCAGTGGAAGCTCGGCGCCGCGCTGAATTTCGACAAGCTGATTTCGCTGACGGTCCCGGATGCGAATGCAAAGCTGTCCTCCGCGACGACGCAGCGCGGTCAAGACATGACCGATGCTCGCACGAGGGAAGAGGGAGCAGCCAACCGAGGTGTCACGATTCGCGGCCAGAACCTGACCGATGCCAGGGCGAAGGCAACGCTAGCGAAGGACTATGCAGTCGCCGGCATGAACCCGGACGGCAGCACCAACGAGAGCGTCGAGGCCATGGCGCGCGCGATTGCCTCCGGTCAGGCGGCCCCCATCACAGGATTTGCCCTCGCAAAGCCCCAGGGCCAGGCCGTCATGCGCCGCGTCTTCGAGATCAATCCCACTTACGACGAGACGACGTATGGTGCCAAGGCGAAGGCGGCAAAGGACTTCACCAGCGGGTCGCAGGGCAACGCACTTCGCTCGGTTTCCACGGCCAACGCTCACCTTGACCAGATGGGCGAGCTCGTCGATGCGCTGAACAACGGCAACATGCAGTTGGTCAACAAGATCAGCAACGCCTACGCGGCGCAGACGGGTAACCCGGCGCCGACCAACTTCGATGCGGTGAAGAACATCATCGGCCAGGAGGTGGTCAAGGCCATCGTTGCTGGTGGTGGCACGGGCGGAGAGCGCGACGAGGCTGCTCGCGCGTTCACGTCAGCCGCCAGCCCCGCCCAGTTGAAGGGCGTGATCCAGCACTATCGAATGGTCATGGGTGCGCAGCAGCAGAACCTGCTCGAGCAGCGCCGCGCAGCGGGCCTGACCGATGAGACGCTGCCGAGCTATAGCCGCCAGAAGCCGCCTGCAGCATCGGCGGGCGGTCGACCGCCTATCTCCTCGTTTGGCGGCGGGCGGCCGCCGCTATCGTCGTTCGGGAGCCAGTGATGGCATTCGACATCGAAGGTGCGCGCAAGGCGGGTTATTCGGACGCTGAGATCGCAGACTACCTGTCTCAGCAGTCCAAGTTCGACACGGCCGGCGCACGCAAGGCTGGCTATTCGGACGCCGAGATCATCCAACACCTTTCGGCGGCGCCCAATCAACAGCCGCAAACGCGGGAGACGAGTTGGTACGGCGTACAGAAGGTGACGCCGCAGGAGACGCAAGCGGCAATCGACCAGATGCACCAAGCCGGATCCGCACAGGATGAGGCGGTGCTGCGTTCAGCCGCAGGACTCGGCCGGACGATCTTGGCGCCCGTGAAATGGATAGCCGACAAGATCGCGCCTCCGGAGACGACGGTTTCGTCTCTTGTGACGGGTCAGCCAAAACGGAATCAAGTTAGCTCCTACATTGACGAAATCAGCTCAGGCCTGAAGTACCTCGATGAGAAGAATAAGGATTCCATCGGGTACAAGGGAACGAAACTGCTGACGGATATTGGCCTCACATCTCCTGTGGGCGGCGTCATCGGCAAGGGCATCGGCACGGTAGCGCCTCGCTTGGGCGAAGCTGTCACGACGGCCGGCATGTCAACGGGCGGTCCTGTCGCGAATACGCTGGCTGCGCGCGCCGCTGACATGGGTATTCGTATGTCCGGCGGCGCAATCAATGGCGCAGCGACCGCCGGCCTCATCGAACCGTCGCAGGCAAAGACCGGTGCCGCTGTCGGCGCTGTCGTTCCGCCAACCCTGTCGGCCATCGGCGAGGTCGGCAAGCTAGCCGGCGCGGGGCTGAGGAAGCTAGCGCCGGCCGTGAGCCAGAAGGCAGCAGAACAAGCCGCGGCGGAGAAGGCGGCCAACGCGATCGGCGCTGGCAATGTCAATCAGGCAATCGGCGACCTTCAGACCTACTACCCGAAGGGCGCAGAGAACATCCCGGTGTCGAGCGCCGGCATCACGGGCAGCCCAGGGCTTGCTGAGCTTGAGCAGGCGTCGCGCCTGCGCGTGCCAAAGAACTGGACAGACTTCGACCTTTCGCAGTCCAAAGCCGTCTTCGACAACGTCATCAATGCCACGAAGGAAGCGGACCAGCTTGGCGCGCTGAAAGGCGCACGCGCGGACAACTGGAAAGAGGCGTGGGCCAAGGCTGACAGCAACTTCAAGCCGCGCGTTTGGGACAAGCTGATGGGCCAGCTCGGCCCGGACCTTGACCAGGCGCTGAAGGCTCCGGAAGCGAGCAACCCAGCGGTTCGCAACGTGTTGCAGGCGATCAAGGACGAGGTCATGCGAGTTGGCCCGGATTTCAGCCCGGCACACTTGCAGCAGATTCGAGCAAATCTGAGCGGGCGAGCCAATCCGATGGCGCCTGACGCCTTCAAATCGGCCCCCCGGGACTCGCAGGCAGTGCGGGATGTCATCGGCGAGATCGACAACATCCTCAATCGCTCTACCAGCGGGCAATGGCAGAAGGTGCTGGAGGGCTACGCGCAGGACTCGGACGCCGTCAGGGCAGCAGCGGCTGCCTCCAAGGTGCGGGGCTCATTCGTGGACCGCGATACCGGACGGGTCTTGACGCGTACGGCAGACACGCAAGGCGACATCCCCGTCATTACGCAGGCTGGGCTGACTCGAGCGATGAACGCCGCGCGGATGCCACAAAGCGGAGATTTGCTGCTAAGCCATGACGCGAATCAGAGGCTTGAAGCGACCATCGGCGCGCTTCGACGACAGCAGGCGGTGCAGAACCTTAAGCGGACTGCCACGGCAGGGGGCGGATCAGACACGGTAGCCAACCTGTTCGCGGACCAAGCAGCGCGCGAGATGCCGAACAAGCTGTTGCAACTGGTGGACGCAGTGAAACGGATGGGCTCGGCGAAGACCGACGCGGCGACAACGCGTCTGCTGCAAGACCCAAACGAACTCGCCCGCGTGCTCAATCTCTTGAGCGCTCGTCCTGCAGCAGCGCCGGTGGGGAATGCGTTGGCGCCTCTGTATCGCGCGGCTCCCGCCATAGCGGCCGACCGGTGAAGCCGCAGTACACGCCCCAGCCGAAAGCAGCGATGCCCAAGAGCACCGCCTTCCAGATCAGGTAGTCCACGTAAGTCACCGCCGAATTCTAGGCCCCTCGGGAAACCCAGGGGCCTTTTTCTTTGCCCACGTCATGCCCGCATACCTCCTGCAGAACATCCCGCAGCGGATCACCGATTCGTCGGGGACGATCGTCGTCAGCCCGAAGGTGTACTTCTACACCACGGGTACGACGACGCCGAAGAACGCCTACAGCGATGCCGCCGGCTCGACGCCGCTGTCTAACCCGTTGACGGGCAATGCGGACGGGACGCTCCCGCAGATTTTCTTGGCTGGCGATTCTGCTTATCGAGTCAAGATCACCAGCAATGATGGCCTGACGACCTATTCGACCTGGGACGACGTGACGGGGATCGCTGGTGTCGTGGACCTCCTCAACCCCACCGACCCCACTCAGGGCGCTGCACTGATCGGCTTCACGCTCAACGCCATCGGCGCGACCGCGCGCAACCTGTACGCGCGTGGCAATGACGTGGTCTATCTCAGCGACTTCTCTGGGGTGGACAACACCGGGGCGACGGAATGCTCGGCTGCCCTGCAGGCCGCGCTGACCGCCACCCGCTCCAACGGCGCGCCGACGAATCAAGGCAAGGTGCTGTACTGGGGGCGCGGCACCTACAAGTGCGGCTCCGGCCTGACCTTGGGCAGCAATCAAACGATCGTCTTTGAGCCAGGTGTGACGATCAACTTCGTGGGCGACGTGAACACCTCGTTGTTCAACTCAGCGAACCAGTCGGGCAACTACCTCTACGGCAACGGTGCAGTCCTGAATGGCAACCGCGCCGGTGTCACGCTTTCCAACAGCGGCAACCAAAACGCCATCTACCTCTATGGCAGCGATAACGTCCTGATCCAGGACTTCAACATCGTCGGCTTCGCGATGGACGGCATCACGATCACCGGCGACAACGCTGCTTCAGGGCCGTCCACCAACGTGCGCATCGTCGGTGTCGACAGCTACAACAACGGCCGCAATGGCATGTCCATCATCCATGCCATCGGCGTGCTGGTGGATGGCGGGCGCTACTGGGGCAGCAACGGAACGCCATCCGGCCCGTGGGCCGGCATCGACATCGAGCCGAACGCCAACGAAGTCGCACAGGGCATCGTGATCCGAGGCGTGCGCACTCAGCAGAATGCCGGCGCGGGCCTGCAATTCACACCGGGTGCGATGTCGTCGAGTGCGGGTCTGACATTCGACGTGACCGTCGTCGGTGGTCGATCGACCACGGACAGCACAGCTACCGCTGCGGGCTCTATCGGCAAAGCCGCGATCCTTTTCGCCAATGGCAGCACGCTGGCCAATGAGGTCCTTGGTCAGGTTGTCGTGCGCGACTTCGTCATCGACAGCCCCGCGTGCATGGGGGTGAACTTCCAGAACTGGGACGCGAGCAATGCTCCCCGCGTGATCCTCGACAACGTCTCGGTCATCAATCCGAACGGCGCGTCAGGGTCGACGGGCAACCAAAACCAGTCAGGGTTCACCATCTACTGCGACAGCACGCAGGCAGTCTCGGCACTGGGCAAGATCACGCTGCGCAACTGCAAGGCGCAGGACACCCGCGGTAGTCCGAAGATGGTATGGGGTGGCCTTGTCTCTGCCGACACCGGAAAAACGGTGCAGGACGTGATCATTCAGGACTTCACGGCAGTCAACTACACGTCCTCGTCCAAGTACCCGGTCAAGACCGATGTTGCCAACAGCGGCACGCTGGTCGACGTGGTCGTGAGCTACACGAGCCCGAAGCCGGTGTCATCGGCTGCGTCCATCACCGACCCCGGATGGGGCGGGCAGCGCGTCAACCTCACGACGGGTGGGTCGTCCTTCACGCTACCGTTGGCGGCCAAGTGCAAGGGCATGTACTACGAGGTGCAGGCGGACCAAGCGGCGGGCTCGAATTGCTCTGTGGTTCGCACGAGTACCGATGTCGTCAAGGCCAACGGGGTGGCGTCGGCGACATCCTACGTGCTGCAGCCTGGAGACATCGCGCGGTTCAGATCCGAGGGCGGCACCTACTGGTCCGTGGCGGGGGTGAATTAATGAGCGAGATCGATCCCGTTCAATTCGGCGCGCTGACCGCTCAGGTCTCGGCGCAAGGCAAGGAGATCGCGGAGCTGCGGCTCGACGTGAAGAACCTGCTGGAGCTCGCGAACAAGAGCAAGGGCGGCTTCCTCGCTGGGATGGCGCTTGCTTCCGCCGCAAGCAGCGTCCTCACCTACATCATTGGCGTCTTCTTCCACAAATGAAAAGCGGCATCTACGCAATCACGCATGTCGAGTCCGGCCGAAAGTATGTCGGTCAATCGTCCGATATGCCACGTCGCTGGCGGAGGCACATTCAACTGGCTAGGCTCGGTGATGGGCGCCATTTGTATTGCGCGATTCGCAAGTACGGCGCTGATGCCTTCAAGTTCGAAGTTCTAGAGACTTGTTGCCCCGAAATGCTGAATGAACGAGAGCTTCATTGGATTGCGGCGTTGGGCACGTTCAGCGATGGGTTCAATTTGACGATCGGTGGCGATGGCGTGCGCGGGCACAAGTGGAGCGACGAGGCCAAGGCGCGAATCAGCGCGAGCGTTTCGGCTCGAATGACACCCGAGCATCGGAAGTTGCTGAGCGACCTGAACAAAGGACGCGGAGTGTCAGAAGAGGCCGCGCGAAAGATGGGTGTGACACGTCGCGGTCGCAAATTGTCAGACGAGCATAGACGCAAGATTAGCGAAGGGCGCAAGGGACTGAAGCTTTCGGAATCTCATCGCGCCGCATTGAGCGCAGCCGCAAAACGGCGCTGCGCACGACAGAAGGGGGCGTGATGGGGATGGCCATCGCCTCGTCACTGGGCGGCTTGGCCGGCTTCGTCATGGACCACTTCATACGGCGATGAAGCTGCTGCGCGATCTCTTCACCGGCCGTGATGGTCAGACGCACGACCTCGGGCGCTGGTCCTGGGCCGGCTCGTTCCTCGCGGTGGTCGCTGCTGCTGCTGGCAACTGGTGGCACGGCGTCGCGATCGATGTCGTCGCGCTCGGGACCGCACTGGCGGCCGTGGCGGGGGCTCACGGCGCTGCGCTGTGGGCGAAGAAGGAAACGGAACCAGCGGTCAAGGAGTAGCGGGCCATGACGTTCGACGAAGCATTCGAGAAGCTGATCGGCCACGAAGGCGGCTACGTCAACAACCGCGCGGACCCAGGCGGCGAGACGAAGTACGGCATCAGCAAGCGCGCCTATCCCGGCGAGGACATTCCCAACCTCACGCTCGATCGCGCGAAGGCGATCTACCTGCGCGACTACTGGGGCCCGGCCGGCTGCGATGCGCTGCCCGATGCGATGCGACTGCAAGTGTTCGACATGGCGGTCAACGCTGGCGTCCGGGCTGCGGTCAAGGCGCTGCAGCGGGCCGTCGGCGAGACGGTTGACGGTGCGCTCGGGCCGCTGACCCTGCAGGCGGTGCAGTCCATGCAGCCGGCGAGGCTGGTCGCGCGGTTCAACGGCGCGCGCCTTGCGATGCTCGCAGACGACGTCAATTGGCCCGCCTTCGGGCGCGGCTGGGCGCGGCGCATCGCCGACAACCTGAGGCAAGCATGAGCCTCGGCAAGCCGAAGCCGGCGCAGAAGCCTGCTCAGCCCGACCCGGCCAACCACCGCCCCGGCAACGTCCCGACGAAGCCGAAGCTGCCGACCGTCATCGAGAGCGACGGCGGCGATTGTTCCTGACCCACCGGAGACCGTGATGGATACCCTCCTGCACAACCCCGTCGCCCTGATCCTCGCCGCACTCGCGCTCGTCGCCGTCGGCATCGTCATTGCTCGTGCCGCCGCGCGACGCGCTCCCGGTCCGCTCGAAGCTGCCGTCGAGGAAGACGGCCTGCAGGTCGTGCTGCGCGGCCTGAAGATGCTCACCGACAACAGCGGCGACGAGCAGCTGATCGAAGCGGCATCGAAGCGCATCGCCGCGCGCAAGCAGCTCGCGCAGCACGCCGCGACGCTGGTCAACGGGCTGGTCACCGGCCCCCAGCCGCCGGCGCAGGGTTGAAGCCATGGCGCTCCTGCCTGGTGGAATCCTTCGGAACGGGACCGATGGCCGCCTCACGTTCTGGTGCCCTGGGTGCGACGGCGCGCACCAAGTGGCTACCGGAGTGGGCCCGGGCCCGCGATGGGGTTGGAACGGCAGCACCGAAAAGCCGACGTTCACGCCGAGCTTGGTGATCCGCACGTACCAGTACCCACACCCCTATGAGCCGGACTCCAACCCCGAGCATCGCGAGATTCGCGAGCAGTTCGAACAGCGCGGCAGTGGTGGCCACGACTGGATGATGGATCACCCAAAGTGGGGGCGCCGCTGCCACTCCTTCATCGCCGACGGCGTGATTGACTTCCTCGGCGACTGCACGCACGAGCTGCGCGGCAAGCACCCGATCCCGCCGTGGCCGAAGCCCGACTGGAGCGACGGATGAACCCGCTCACCGCGCTTTCGCTGCCCCAGGTCTCGAGCGCGAAGCTGATCGCAGCCGCTGCCGCTCTGGTGGCGCTGGCCGGCGGCGCGCTATGGCTGCAGCAGCGTGAGCGCTCGATCGGCGCTGCGGCATGCGAGGCCACCCACGAGAAGCAGGCGCGAGAAGACCGCGAGCGCGCCGACCGGGCCGCGAAGGAGCAAGACCGTGAAGACCGAGCCCACGCCGAACGCCGCATGGCTGAGGCTGCTGCCGCTGCTAATGCTGGTCAGCGCCTGCAGCAGCGTTTCGCCGCCGTTGCAGCCCAGTGCACCGCCCCTGCCAACGTCAGCCCAGCTGCCTCCGCGCCCGGCAATCTGCTCGCCGACGTGCAGCGCCGGATGGGCGAGGCTGCAGGCAGAATTGCTGAATTCGCTGACGCCGCCGCCGACGCCGCCGAGTCCTGCAGCAAGCGGCCCCACGAGGTGACGCCATGAGACCGCTCGCTGCCCTGGTGCTGCTCGCCGTATGCCTGACGGCGCAGGCGCGCGATCCCGCGAAGGTGCGCGAGTTCCGCAAGACCCACGCCTGCCCGGCCACCGGGAAGACGACAGGCGCGTGCGCCGGCTGGGTGGTTGATCACCATGTGCCGCTTTGCTTGCAACCGCTGGTCAGCGAGGATCTCGACGTGCCCGAGAACATGGGATGGCAGGAGCACGCCGAATCGCTGCGCAAGGACAAGATCGAGCGCGAGCTGTGCGCCAGGCTCAAGCGGACGGATCGGCAATAGCGACGTTCGTCTCCGCGCCCGCACGAATCCCGCGCGGCCCGTCTAAGTGGTTGATGCGAAAGGGCTGGCGTTTCCCGTCCCGGGCACCAGAAGGATAGCATTCCGAAGCCGTTTTCAGGCGTGCGAATCCGTACTTTCCGCAGGCTTCGCATTCCATCCGAACACCTGCGAATCCGCCACAATCCGGCCTCCGAAGCCCGCGCCGATCCCGCGGAGCTTCCCGCGCGAGAAGGGGGAGGGCGATGGCATACCTGCGCAAGGTGAAAGGCGGCTGGCGCGCCGAGGTCGAAAAACTGGGCGTGCGGCGCTCCAAGACCTTCGTGACGAAGGCAGAGGCAGCCGGTTGGGCGGCGGCCGAAGAGACGGCCATTCGCGATGACAAGACGGCCCGCTGGCCGCGCAAAACGCTCACAGACGCGATCAAACGCTACCGGGAGTCCGTCAGTAGCCACAAGCGCGGCGAACGCGCCGAAGGCCTTAGATTCGACGCTCTCGAGCGCGAGTTTCCTTGGCTGGTCTCCAAGCAGCTGGTCGAAATCACGTCCGACGACTGGGCGCGCTGGCGCGATGCCAGACTGAAGGTCGTGACGCCTGGTGCGGTGCGGCGGGATGTGAATCTGTTCCGCAACCTCTTCGCCGTGGCGCGGGACGAGTGGAAGTGGATCCCAGAATCGCCCTTCAAGGGTTTTCGCGTGCCGGCTGACAACGCCTCGCGCGATCGACGCGTAGCCCCGGCCGAGGTCAAGGCGCTGTGCCGCTGGCTTGGCTACAGGACCGGTCAGGTCGAAGGCAAGCAGCAGCAAGTAGCGCTCGCGTTCCTGCTGGCCCTGCGCACGGCGATGCGAGCGAGCGAGCTGCTGAGCCTGTCCGATACGACAGTCGATCTCGAGCGGCGTGTCGCCCGCGTGCCGCACAAGACGCAGCACATCACCGGCAAGCTGCGCGAGGTTCCCTTGTCGCGCGCGGCCGTTCGGCTGCTCAAGGCCCGCAGCGGGCGAGGGAAGTTCTTCGACCTCACCGACAAAGGCCTCGACGCGCTGTTTCGCAAGGCGCGCGATGCGCTGATGATCCAGGGCCTGCACTTTCACGATTCCCGGGCTGAAGCCTTGACCCGGCTGGCGAAGCGGGTCGACGTGCTGACCCTCGCACGGATCAGCGGCCACAAGGATCTGCGCATGCTCAACGAGGTCTACTACCGAGAGAGCTCGGCGGACATCGCGGCGCGGATCTAGGCGGCTCTCTTCGGGCGCTGCATCCAAGCCATAACTTCAGCTTCGCTCCAGCGCCTGAGCCGGCTGCTGACGTTCACGCGCGGGCGCGGGAAGTCGCGCCGCTTCGTCAGCTTGTCGGTCACGTACTCGCGGGTCACGCCCAGCATCTGCGCAATCTGCGCGGTGTCAATGAGTGCGCTCATCTCTACTTCCTGTGTTCACTGTCGGAGGTCACTGCCTCCATCTCTCAGCCCTCAGAGCCTGCAACCCGAGTGCGGCGGGCGAGCTCGACGAGCCACTGGGCCAGCGCTGGCGGGGTGTGCTCGCGCTCGGCCTTGGTGACGATCTTCAGCGTGCGCGGCACGCCCCGCTGCGGCTTGATGACGCTGGTGGGCTCGCTGGAAGGCGGCAGCGCCGGCAGTTCGTCGGGGTGACAGCCGACGATGTAGAGCCATGTCAGCTTCTCGGCCTTGTGGCCCCAGTCGCATTGCCGAACCTCTGCCGTCCAGCCGCCGAAGCGATCCGGTGCGCGGCCCGGCTGCGGCAACCCGCAGTGCGCCCACAGCGTGGACTCGGCTGGATGCTCGACCACGCCGCCATGCGCGCGAACAGCCTGGACGGCTTCGACGGCGAGACGGCGCTCGGCCTCGGGGTCCGGCGCCTTCGCGAACTGGCGAAGCTTGGCCCACAGCCTGCAAGGCGGATGCGCCACCACAGGCGCACCACCGGGCCACGTCCGTGCATCTCGCTCGGCATCGTAGACATCCGTTCCCGGCAGCGTCTTGTAGACCGAATCGGCCCGAGCAAACAGAACGGCGACGGTGCGCAGGGTCATGCGACCACCTCCGCGAATAGGGGCGCGTCGTCTGCGATGCGGCGACGGGCGATGTCGATGTAGGCGGGGTTCAACTCGATCAGCAACGCCTCGCGCTGCAGGCGATCCGCGACCAAGCCAGTAGTGCCAGCGCCGCCGAAGGGATCGAGTACGGTGCCACCGGCCGGGCATCCGGCCTTGATGCACGTCTCGGCCAACTCGGGTGCCATCGTGGCGAAGTGGGCCTCCGCGAACGGCTTGGTGTTGATCGTCCAGACGCTGCGCTTGTTGCGCGTGTCTCGAACTCCGATCTTGTGGAGGCCGCTGCGGTTGTTGTGCTCGGCCAGGCCAGGCACGGGCGGCGAGATCTCGAGGTTGCCAGGCCCTTCCGGGAAGGCGGCCGGCTCGGCGATGGCATCGGCATCGAACCAGTACCGCTCAGCCTTCGACAGCAGGAAAACGTACTCGTGCGCCTTGGTGCAGCGGTCGCGGATCGATTCCGGCATCGGGTTCGGCTTGTGCCAGATGATGTCCTGGCGCAGGTACCAGCCATCGGCCTGGAGGGCGAAGGCAACGCGCCAGGGCGTGCCGATCAAGTCTTTCGGCTTGAGGCCCGGCATGCGCAAATCGCTGCGCGGGATCGGCTCATCATCGCGCCTGCGACTGACCACCATGTTGCGCAGCTTCGGGCCGCCTCCGACGTGACCATTCCCTGCGAGCGTGGAGGACTCAGACGGCGCGCCGGATCCGCGTGAGCCGCTGTAGCTGTCGCCCAAGTTGAGCCACAGCGTGCCGTCGTCGCGAAGCACGCGGCGCACCTCGCGGAACACCTGCACCATCTGCTCGACGTACTCGGCCGGCGTCTGCTCCAGCCCTATCTGCCCGTCGACGCCATAGTCCCGTAGGCCGAAGTACGGCGGGCTGGTGACGCAGCAGTGCACCGATTGGTCGGGCAGCGTGCGCATCACCTCGCGGCAGTCCCCGTGGAGGATGCGGACGCTCACCTCTTCCCTCCACCATCAGCAGGAGCGCAGACCTCACGCGCCTTGCTGCGTTCGAGCAGCGCAATCACCTCTTCGAGATCGTCGCTGGTGACCAGTACGTCGGCATCGGGATCTCCTGGGGTGCGCGCGATCAGCGTGAACTGCGTCCCGCGCTTGAAGATCGGCTCGACGTGGTTGGCGAGGATGCTGCCGAGCTTGTAGGTCAGCCAGCCGTCGATCTTGCTCACGCTGCTTCCCCTTTCTTTGCCGCATCGATGGCGGCGTCCTCGTCGGTGATCGACAGCAAGAGGTTGATGAGCCTCTCGTCGTCGCGGCATACGCGCATCGCGTAGGTCAAGCCGATGCCCTCGAGGACCATGAGCGAATCGTCGGCGGCCTTGATCGCCTCCCGCAGCTCCTGCACCTGCTGCTCCGCTGCTTCGGCGCGAGCCTTCAATTCCTCGAACGCGCCTGCGGTGTAGCTGTACTCGGCCGGAATCCCTTCCTCCAGCCGGCGCATGAGGTTCTGCGGTCCGTAGCCTTCAGCGTCGCAGTGCGCATCCCAATGCGCCTGGATTTCCTCGGCCGCGGCGATCATCACGGTGCGCAGCTTCGCGTTCTCGGCCTGGAGGGATGCGATGCGGTTGGTGGCGCTCTTGTGGCTTGCGAACAGCATTGGCTTCCGGGTCTCGTCCGCGCGCCAGAGATCGATTTCCTCGAAGTCGTCGGTCCAGTCACCAGCAGAACATGCAGCCACCACCGGCAGCTCGTCGGGCTTGCGCTCATTCATGCTTCGGACCCTCCTGCGACTCTCCCGCAAGAAACCGCCGGCCCTCAGGGGTGATCGAGACTTCGCACCACGGGTAGTGCGTGCCTTGCTTGTAGACCATCAGTCCCTTGTCCTTGAGGTGGTCCAGGGTCTTGGCGAGGCTGTCGTGGTTCACGTCGAACACCGAGAACCGCGGGTTGCGGGCGAGCACGGCCAGGATTCGGCGCGGCTGCGTGCGCTCCTTGAAAGACACGTCGCCGAGCGCGGACGTGAAGCAGCAGAGGCGAACTCCGTAGCTCATTGCTTCCCCTCCTGCGCCGCGGTGAGGGCGGCCCGCAAGGCAATCGCGTGCTGGTAGAGCGCACCGTCCGGTCGCCCGGAAGCATCGGAGTCGATCGCGGCTTCGATGAGTTGCTCGGCAAGTGCCAGAACGTTGTCGCCCTCGAAAATTGACCGAAGCTCGGTGCGACCTTCGGCAGTCAGCCAGTAGGCGCCACGCTTGCGTTGTTCTTCATCGCGCTGAGCCTTCCACACGCGGAATGCGGCTAGTTCAACAGGGTCTAGCGCCTCCCGGATCGTCTCGGCGGGGGCGGGGTGGGATTGGGTCATTGCAACCACTCCATTGCGTTCAGAACGGCTTCGCCCTCGGCAGTCAGCCGAGCGCGGCCACGGCCCTCCGCTCCGACTGGCTCGTGCTCCACGAGTTCTGCCGGCATGGTCGATTTCACGACCGGGTACACAGCAGCGCTCACCGGCGCCCAGCCATCGGCGCATTGCTGCCCCTTCGCGATTAGGCGAAGGACATGCTTCTGGCCTGAATCCAACTTCATGCTCATCGCCCCTCCTGCTGGTCGTTGAGCTGCAGGCCGTTGGCTTCCAGCGCCGCGGCCTGCATTGCCTGCTGCTTAGTGGCGAAGTGCAGCGCGAGCGATTTCCTGCCAACCACGGCGTACCACGCGCCGCCACCTCCCAGCGCGACACTACCGACCTCGGCTACTAGGCGGCCAGACGCGTCCACCAGCCAATGCACGTAGAGCTGCGAAGGATGGTCTTGCCACTTAGCTTCCGCCCCTGCCGGTGCGGCTGATGGGGATGAGAGCAGGGCGCGCGTGTTCCATGCCTTGATGGCTTCGTCGTGCCATTTGCTCTCGTCCTGATACTCGCGGCTCGTCTCACCAGGCGTCGCGCCGCAGCCATCGCATGACGCGACGCCGTGGAGCACACTCCTTTCGCTGGCGTCGAACGACAGGCCGACGTGCCCGCAGAAAGGGCATGGGAGCAGTGCCCGCTCCTGGGATTGGGTGGTGGTCACGATGCGAGCCACTCCCAGTGCGCCCACACGTTCGGATGCACGGCGCCCTTGTCGCTCTTCGCCAAGAGTTCGGCCGCGCGTTCCTTAAGCCAAGGACGGCACTCGGCGATAAACTCATCGAGCTTCTCGCGAAGGCTGTATTGCGGGTACAGGGCGTCGTTCAGTTTGAGGAGCATGAACGGGCCTTCGATGCGTCGCGTTCGGCGCAGGATGTCAAGGTCCGCGCATGAGGATTGAAACCCGGTGACGCCCAGCTCGTGCGCCACATAGTTGAAGGCCGCAACCGCCGACAGCGACATCGCATAGCAGCAGGTGCCGTAGTCGTGCTCCTGCTGCACCCGCGACTGGATGTAGTCGCTGAGCTCTCCGATGGTCTTCGGGCGCGCGGATTCTGCCTCGCGCATCTCTTTCTCGGTCATGTGGTGCTCTCCTGGGTCTAGAGGGGCGAGTCAGCGAACTCGACGCCTTGCTGCGCGCCGAACGCTTCCATGAAATCCATCAGCTCGGTCATCTCAGCGATGGTCATCTGCGACGTGTTGTCACCCATCACGACGAATCCGCCATCCATACCCGGGACAACGCGTTGCTTCTTCAGCGCGGCCGTGCACATGGTTTTCCAATCGCTCGGCGAGAGCTTCTGTCCATGCCATTCGACTTGACGCGACAGGTCGGTCAGCATCGCCCACATGCGGCGGTTCTGAGCGGAGCTGCGCGTCTCGGTCTTGGCGACGATCTCGACGCGATGCCCAGCAAAGAGAAGCGCCTTGAGTTGCGGCCACAGCGACGCATAAGCAGCATGCCCGGTCTGCGGATCGCGCAATGTCAGTTCGTACTTCATGCATCACCCTCCGGCCACTTCGATTCCCACCCGTCGCGCTTGGCGAACGCGTGCATGCGCTCGACGTAGCGAGCTTCGGTTTCCCGTCGTTCGTCTCGGCTCATGTCGATGCACAGGTCATGTTGTTGATGGCATCCAATGAGGCCGAACCTGGGCGCGCACAGCGGAAACGTAAGGCGATCGTCGACCTTCGTTCCGCGACCCTTGCCGTAGTTCTGGTGAGCGCATTGGCTGTAGCCCTCGATTCCACAGGCGAAGCAGGGGAACGATGCGACATAGCGGCGGTATGCCTCGCTGCGCCAGGGTTTGACCTTTTGGAGCATCACGCAGCCAGCTTTGAGAGGTTGGCGGCCTTGGCGTCGACCTCGGCGATGAAGGCGCGTACCTCGGCCTCCAGTTCGCGCAGGTAGCCCATGTCAGGCTCATAGCGCACGACGAACAGTTGCAAGCGCTCGGGCATCTTCGGGTCGAAGCTCGCGAAGTCGCACCACGCCCGGCCAGTGCAGATGCACTGCCACGCCATTTGCGGCAGGTACTTGGATGGCGGCTTGCCGGCTTCGAGGTACTCGATATGCACGTGCGTGCGCGGACACTTGATCTCGAGCAGCCCTGAATCTCCTACGAGGCCATCTGGAGACGCCCCGGCTTGGAGCTCTGGATGCAGCACGAGACCGACCGTCTCGACAACCAAGCCGGTCTTGACCTCGTAGGCGAAGCGCGCGCGCGGCTCCAGTTCGATGCCGCGTCGCATGTCGTCATTCGTGTAGCCGCTCTCGGCCGAAACACCGGTCAGGCGCTCCGCGACCAGCTCACCCAAGTACGCCGCTCGGCTCGCGCTCGGACCGCTCTTGGTCTTGGCGATGATGTCGGCGACACGCGATGCTGTGACCAGGCCGACGCGCGCAGCCAGCCACGCCTCGGACCCTTGCGGAGCGTCGATGGTCTTCACTTGCCGCTCCTGTCCGCGTCTTGCGCAATGCGCTTGAGCTCGGCGTGGTGCGGCTCCAGGGCGCGCTTGTCCTCGGCCGAGAGCTTCGCCCAGTAGGCTTGGTAAGCCATCAAGCCCTGTTCTGCCGCTGCAAGGGCCAGATCGGGCAGCGATGAATCGTCCGGCGCGTCAGCCTCCGGGTCCATCGCCATGGTCGGAACGACGAACTGCTGAAACAGTGCGGTGCGGAATGCGACGGACTGGGCCTTGGTCACGGCCTTGTCGCCGGAGTCCATCGCCTCGCCGTAGCACTCGCAGACGACCGCAGAGCCGTCCTCGGCTTCGAACTTGAACGAGCCTTTGAGCGTGGCGAAGCGGGTGGCCTTAGCGTCCTTCGGGTCGCCCTTGGCGCGCTCACCGATCTGCAGTTCGGAATAGCTCGGGGTCACGCTGATCTTGTGGTGGATCAGCACGACGCACATTTCATTCATCGCCGCTTCGATGCCGCGATAGTTGACCTTCGCGCCGCCCAAGTCTGCCCGGGACAGCTTGGCGATGCCGCGCCGCGCGATCTCGTCCATCGCGGCGATCAGAGCGGTGTGAATCTGGCTCATGACTCGTTCCCTTCTTGTTTCGATGCAGCCTCGACCCATGTGTCGAAGGCGATCTCGTCGGCCGGCTTCGCGTAGAGGCTGGCGAGCAGCCGGATCTGAAGCGCCGTCATCTGGCCCTCGTGCTGTGCATCGGCCTCGTCGCACGCATCGAGAAGTCGATCGACTGGGAGGTACTTCATCAGTCGTGCAAGATCGGATCGACGATGTGCCGGTCCCACCAAGCGAGGAATCGCTGCATCAGCGATGGCTTCTCGCTCGGCGTCTGGCACGCGATCGGACAGGGGCACAGCTTTCGCCCCTGATCGCAGGCAGAGCAGCAGTGCGGGAAGGTCGTGGCCTTGATCGCTTCATCGTGCACGCGCTGGAACGGATAGACCTTCTTCACTTCGACCTCCAGTTCTGCAGTTCTTCCCGGATGATTTCGCGCACATGTGCGACGGTCGCAACTTGGTTCTGATGCACATATCTGCGCGCCGCGTCCAAATCGTCGAACAGCATGGTCTGGACCTCGCAATGCGCGACATATCCCGGCCGAGCCGGAATGTTGACCTCGGAGAGGATCACCAACCAGCCATCTGGATGCTTTTCGATCCTCACTTCGACCTCCGCAGTTGCTTGACGTTGGCGGGTTGCTGCTTGCGAAAGCGCTCGAACGTGGCTTTGATGTCGGTTCGAGCAGCAGGGGTGTAGGGCATGCCTTGGAGCAGGGTGCGTGTGGGCATCGTGGGCTTGCGTTCCATCACATCCCCGCCGCAATGAGGCCGACCGTGCAGAGCACAGCGCAGATGGCGACCAAGCGCCAGTCGGTGAGCCGGTCGGTCATACGACCCCCCGCACCTTGAGCCAGCGGGCGCGAAGCTCCTGCATCGCCATCCCCGTCACTTCCTTGGGGACGCCCTCGGCCAGCGCATAGCTCAGAAGCCGCGCGTTGGTCTTGATCGAGTAATCGATGTCCTGCCAAGCAGGGATTGGATGCGGGTCTTCGTTCACCGAGCCCATGCACTCGGCAGCGATCCAGTCGGAGAAGCTATCGACATCGAGCAGGACGCGCTCTTTGTAGGCCTCGTCCAGTGACGTGGCACCGTAGAGCGTGTCGCTGTAGGCGTAGCCGGCGCCGATCGCACGGGGGTTTTCGAGCGTGGTCATGCAGCCTCCCACTGACCATCGGAATTCACGCGATACCACGTGTCTTCCTCGATGCCGTCTTGTCCGACGATCGCGGCCTTCGCGTGAACGATCTTCCGATCGCTGTCGCGGTAGACGCTGAACAGCGCGCAGCCTTTCGTTCCGCGGACCCTGCCAGCGCGGCCTGACGCGGTGGCCGCGCCGCAGTAGCCGCTGGCGGTGGCCGCGCCGGAGTTGCCGCTGGCGGTGGCCGCGCCGGAGTCGCCGCTGGCGGTGGCCGCGCCGGAGTTGCCGCTGGCGGTGGCCGC